CTTACCATAACTTTGACTTTGACAATGATATTTATAGATTCAGGTTCTATCAGGTTTATGGTGGATGACGAGTGGAAAGATTTACTAAAGATTGTATTGATTACAATTATTGGTGCTTATTTTGGAGGGCGTAGTATTGAAAAAATAAAACGTAATGGCTAAGACTTATTTAACTCCAGCTTATAACTATAAACCGCAAAAAAGACGACCAGATGTACACAGCAAAAATAGAAACACAAACCAAAAAAATGGCAAATACTACAAAGGAAATAAATACAGAGGACAGGGAAGATAGTAGTTTCTTGGATTTTAAAAATAGAAAAAAATTTATAGAAAAAGAAATATGTGATTTAGATGATGAAGAATGTCTTAGCTGTGGAAGTTAAATAAAAAAGTTATATATTTATAAAACAGTCGCAAATCTGTTTAAGTTGCTACACTTTAGGTACTCACTCCTATTGGATCAGATACTTAGTTAAGTTCTTTTTAACTGGGGGTTTTTCTTTCTTTTTTCTTTTTGTTGTTTTTCTTTTTTCTTTCTTTAATTAAAATTATTGTTAATAATCGTTATATTGATGAAACAAATCGTGTTTTGTATGGATTTTAATACTGAAACAATAGATAAAATAATAGGTTTTAAGACTATTAAAAATAAAGAAAAAATTAATAGATTACTTGAAATAGACCATTTACAGTATTGTAATTTAGGATTGGATTCTACAAAAAGTCAAAAAAATAACATCAAAAAAAACAGTAGATATATCTATAGAGCAATATCTAAAATCAATTACAAAATGGGTAAACGCTTTTTACATCATCAAGATAAATAATGCCTAAAAAACCAACCAGAAAATATCTGATAAAAAAACTAGATGGAATATTCAGCGTATACATTCGTTTAAGAGATTCAGATAAAGGTGGATTCTGTAAGTGTATCAGTTGCCACAAAAAAGTCTTTTGGAGAGAAGTAGATGCAGGACACTTTGTTGGAAGAAGGCATCTAATAACAAGGTTTGATCCTCAAAACGTATATGCTCAATGCAGATATTGTAACAGGTATCTGGCAGGGAATCAATATCTTTATTCCGTAGCTTTAGAAAAAATAGAAAAAGGATTATCAGATAAACTTCTTAAAAAATCTAGGAAAACTCTCAAGTTATTAAACGATGATATAATGTTGTTAATAAATAAATATAAAAAATTAGTTAAAAATTTATATAAATAATTATTTTTGAAAAGTTCTATTCATTTTGTCTTTAAGAGAAAGAGGGTAAATTAAGTTTTATCCTTTTTTTTGTCCTTACCATAAAGTTATTAAATAAAATGTGTATATTGTAGAATGGAAATAGAACAAATAAACCGACTACAATTTATCAAGGATAATGTTGAAGTCAAATTAGATAAAGACAAACTTATTAAAGAAGCCAAATGGAAAGTTCGCTTCTACGAAGGAGAAGTAATAAGAATCTACCAAGAACTAGAACTAGCAAAGTTAGCTCTTAAACAGCTTATAGATTAAGTAATGATACATAATTACGATACATCTTTAATGGAATATTATAAGGCAAGAGTAGAAGCCTTAGTAAGAAGAATAGAAGAATTGGAAGTAGAACTTAAAAACAAAAATAGTGGAACAAACATTAAACGACAAGTTAGCAATAATTCAAACAGAATTAAAGTCTAAAAAATCAAGGTATAACTCTTTTGGCAAATACTATTTTAGAAGTGCTGAAGATATACTGGAAGCAATAAAACCTTTTTTGATACCTATGAACTTAACTGTAAGGATCACAGAAGAACTAATTGAACCTACTACTATAAAATCATCTGCTATTTTAACAGATGGTATTAGTAGGTATAAAGCTACTGCAATAGTTGGAGTAGATATGAACCAGAAAGGGATGCAAGTGCCTCAGAAATTTGGTACAGCATCGAGTTATGGGAAAAAGTATGCTCTTGGAAATTTATTTCTAATTGATGATACACAAGATAGTGATGCTTTAAATACTCATGGAAGTAAACCGAAATTATTAGCCAATACTCCACAACATAAAAAAGTTGTAGCAGGTTTGGAAAAAGGATATAAGGTTGAGGATGTGAAAAAAAAGTATACAGTAACTCCAGAAATGGAATTAGAATTAAATAAAGTTTTAGAAAATTTAAAAGTAAAATTATGAGTTTATTAATTACAGCAAATATAAGGGTTGATAAGTTACCCAAAGAAAAATTTATCAAAGGTAAAAATGGAGTATGGTATAATTTAACTATCTCTGTTAGTGATGAATCTAAATTTGGAAATAACGTCTGGCTATATGATTCTCAGTCTATAGAAGAAAGAGAAGCTAAGAAAAACAAACATACGCTTGGAAATGGAAAGGTTGTTTGGACAGATGGAAATGTGGTTTTATATGAACAAGACAAACCTGAAATAGAAGAACCAGCAAAGGTATCTAAAGAAGATTTACCATTTTAAAAATAGTTGAGTTTCTCAAAACTAAAATTAGGGGGTATAGGTCTACGGAACTATCCCTCTTTTTTTTTATATTTATTCAATGACAAAAAATCTTACCAGACTAATGACAAAGCTGGAGAAGGAGTGTTTTGTAGACACCTCCGAAGAACTATCTTATCCTCCAGTTGCGTTATCACTTGGAGAAAAATTACTCAGATCTAAAAAAGGAGATCAGCTAGTTCCTATTTCTCTTGGAACGTATGGAAACATCTCGGTTATTTTTGGAGAACCAAAAAGCAAGAAAACTTTTTTTATATCTCTACTAGGTTCTGTATATTTATCAGGACAAAATAATTTTGGAGGAGACATCAAAGGACATAGAAACGGAAGATGCTTACTTCATATTGATACGGAGCAGGGCGTCTGGCATTGTCAAAGAACCTTTTGCAGAACAATAAGTATGAATAAGGATGTGGAGCAAGGATGTTATTATACTTATGCTTTAAGATCACTTAATCCAAAGACAAGAATAGAATTTATTGAACATTGTTTAAAGACAAAAAAGAACTGTGGCTGTTTGATAATAGATGGAATTGCTGATTTGGTTTCAGATGTAAACAACATAGAAGAAACTAATACGGTAGTACAAAAATTAATGAGCTGGAGTGCAGATTTCAATATTCACATTATTACTGTAATTCACAGTAACTGGGGATCAGATAAAATGACAGGACATTTAGGTTCTAGCTTAATGAAGAAGGTAGAGACAGAAATACAACTTGAACAAAACACGACAAAAGACTGGATAACTGTTAAATGCAAAAGAAGTAGAGGTTATTCATTTGAAACATTTAGTTTTGAAGTAAATGAATTAGGACTACCAAACGTAATAGGAAAAGAGTTCCTTTATAATCCGTTAAAAGGTAGTTATGGAAGTAAAAAAAACGATGGAAATGTTATTTGAAAAAAATAATAACTGGATTAATATTTGTAAATCCTTTGGTTTAGATAAAGAAACTTCTGAAGATGTAACTCAAGAAATGTACATTAAGATTCAACTTAAACTTGAAGATGGATTAGATATATCGTATGAAGATGGAATCAATCATTTTTATATCTTTAAGACTTTACGGACTTTATTTCTTGATCTTAAACGTAAAGGTAAAAACATACACAAAATAGATTTGGATGTAGAAAATTCTATCAATTTTATTTCTGTAGAAGATGTTAATTATATAGAAAAATATAAATTGGTTCAAGAAGAATTAGATAAGATGTACTGGTATGACAAGAAAGTATTTGATATTATTAATACAGGAGAATCTATTGCTCACTTATCCAGAAAATCAGGAATCCGTTACTATTCTCTTTATAATACTTATAGGAAAGTTAAGGATAGATTAAAAAAATTACTTTGAATGATTAATTTGAAAGTTACACAAAAAGATAAAGACTTTGCAAAAAAGCAACTAGAAGATTTTTCAAAAATTAAACAAGGAAAATGGAGATATGAGAATGTTGAAACTTGGAGAGGTATTGTCTGTGAAATGGTAACAAGTAAATGGCTAGAACAACATTTTAAAGTTGATAAACCTGCTAAAGGACTTGATAATTCTGGAGTGTTTGATGATTGTGATATGATAATTAATTCCAAGAAAGTTGAAATTAAATCAGCAACAAAAAATTGTTTTAAATACATTATGCCAAAAGTTTGGAATGTAACAAATTATCCAAAAGATACTTATATAGGAGTTAAATATAATGAAACGATTGAGCCAAACGAAGTACAAATTATAGGATATATAAAACATTTAGATATTTTAAAATACCCTATTAAAAAAAATAAAGGTGGTGCGTATTATGAAATTCCTTTAAAAATATTAAAATCAATAAAATGGGATTAGGAGACTTAATAGAAAAAATAACTATTTATACAGGAATCAAATGGATAGTAAAAAAGATATGGAAAGATTGTAAATGTGATGAACGTAAAGACAATCTCAATAACATTAAGATAAAAAGATGGTAAAATTTAATAAACAAGATTATGAAAAATGGAAAAACTTTAGAGTGGACAACAGATCAAACATATCCAGAAAAGAATTTGAAATGGTTGGCGACCTTCACTCACGATATCACGGACATAAATATTATTTACCTTGCACCTGCTCTCCCAAAATAATAAATCAATGGATAGCAGATTTAAATAAAATCTATAAGAATTAAGTTATTAAACTTTGTTAATAATTATGTATCTTTGCTTTGTGAAAAAAGTAAAATGTATTATATGTGATTCTGAAATAATTAACAACAAAGGAATACCAATTAAATTATTAAAGTATTGTGAGATATGTCTTTCAGAATTATCATTTACAGAAATAGAGAAAATGCCTAAATACAATTTTAATTAATGGTTTTACTTATAGATGCAGATTCTCTTGTGTTCGCTAGTTGTTATAGAACAAGAAACGAAGGAGAAGTATTAAAAGATATTTATTATAGAAACATAGAAGATTCTATTTCTAAATTTGATGAACAGTTTATGAAAATAGTAAACGACTTAGATGAAATATATAATGTTACAGAAGTTAAGACCTTTAATGGAAGCAAAGGAAACTTCAGGAAAAAAATAACTCCGACTTATAAAGCAAACAGAAAAGGTCAGGAGCTACCTCCTCTCCTCCATCAGATGCACCAATACGTCAAAGACAACTATAATAGTATTTATGGATATGGACTGGAGACAGATGATCTGGTTGCTCAATACTGGTACAGATTAAAACACGAAATAGGAAGGAATAATATTTGTATCGTTAGTTTAGACAAAGACTATCGTCAATTTCCAGCATTAATTTATAATTATCACTACAACCACAGAGAGATACTAGATATAACTCCTAACGAAGCCTTATATAACTTCTATGAACAAATGATAATTGGCGATGTGTCAGATAATGTCAACTATTTTTTTG